TGCATCCAATCACCGCCAGCTTGTGTGACCTTCACCATAATCACGACTTTTGTGGCAATGAATAAAGCAAAAAACATATAAGTGATAACGGGCCGAACGGACCCACGCAAGGCGTTGATAAAACTTCCAGCGTCGATAGAACTGTCATGTAAATACAACCCTTTCGTTTCTTCAATGTCAGCTTGTTTATCTAACTCAACCAGCTTCATCTCAGAACGTTTTTGCGCTAGTTCTGTTTCAAGGTGCATCATTTCCATGCGGTGCTTTTGCGCTTGGTTCGCCTTGAAGTAATTTAGAACCTCTGGCAGAAATGAACTGCCAAATCCTAGTAAGCTACCTAATAGTGTTATCATTTCTCTGACCCCAGCCATACGGCAAATGCGCCTGTCATAGCGCCTGTGACAACAGAAATTAGACTTGCCTGTTGTGTAGACAAATCGGGTTGTGTAAGCGCCCACTCAATGCACCGAACATAAACTATCGTCATGGTGAACATCATAAAACGCGGTAAAATTTTGTATTCTAGTATTTTCTCAAAAGCGTTTGTCATTCAAAGCCCCCTTGCAAGCCTTCCATTATTTCCCTAACAGTCGGACGCCGCTTAGTATCGGGTGAGTATCGGCATTGAAACTGTCTTGGACATTCCTTAAAACTAAAACTCGGATAGTGATAACCTATCGTATTGTTTGGCCCTTTGTAAATACAAACCATTTCATCCTGTATTTTAGTGCGTTTAGCCAACTGACAAGTTACAAAATCAGGACTAACCAAACCAGCTACAATTGCAGATGCAATTAACATCATGTATCTACCCCAACTTTACGACAAGTGAATTGCCCTGAAGCGGGTATTCCTGACATAATTATTATGTTTTCTACAACAGAACTGCCTTTTTGCATACCTTCAATTAAACATTCGCCTTTTGTTTCAAAGCGTTGATTGTTTTCCAACATAAATGAATCACCGTTTATAAAAACAATAAGAAAATATAGAACCCAGCTATCCATTACTGGGTGGCTAGTACAATTAGATACATGCCGCCACCAAGCACACTAATTATGCCTAAAGACAGTCCAGCTATGGCTGCATTGTTTGCCAGTTGTCGTTTAGCTTCCATAGCTGCATATATGGTATCCTCCCGTTCTTTTCGTATTTGTCTACGCATACCTAGCATTTCGTCGTAAGTACCTAATCCAAAACGATAATCTAACATAAATTTAATTTCTTTTTCCTTTTCAATTAATGTTTTCTTGCGGACAATAATGTCCATTGCTTCCTTTTCTATGTTTTCAGTGCCATGTGTTTTTTTGTCTAGCCAAGTGGGGTTTTTACGTTGGGACTCAGCGCGTGTAATATCTGCGACTGCGCCATACCACGTTCCTAACTGCTTGCTAACATCTTGAATCTCACGACCCGCGCCAACCAACATTTTAACGCCCTTAAAGGCGGCGTTAGCTGTGGCAAATGCTGTTACAGGGTCTATCATTGCAAAACAAAGCTCCTAACCCATTTTTATAAGTATGGTCACAAGCATTAACATGATAGCGCCTGACGCTGCCATTAGCGTTGTTTCAAGTCTCTTAACCCGAACAAATAATTCTTTAAACTGGATTCTGACTTCTGTTTGCAGCGCAACCATATCTTTTTCCAACTTGTCTATTCTGCTATGTGCAGATTGTAATGTTCGTTCATCTGTCATGCTGTCACCGTTACCGTACCAACTTGCCCCGTTCCCAATACACCAGCAGCATAAGGCTGATGAGCAACAGGAACCCTTAAAACACCATCTACAACAAAAACAGTGCCATCTTCTAAACCCGAATCATTGTTTGGCAAGTTCGTAAAAACTTGTGTGGTATTTCTACCAGCGCCGGGATTTTGCATTTGCTGAATATACAGAGCAAATGAACGTACCAAGCTATCCATATAAGCTATAGAATACTCAGGTGGAGGCTTACCAAAGAAAGGTTTGGCTAAATTTCTTGACATTTATCTTCTGCCATCTGGTCTTATTTCAACACGCGGCGTTCCTAGTCTCCATGTTTCACCTAAATTTGACGATTGTATTTTGAACGCAAAACTTCGTCCGCGTATTCTAACGTAAAGCTGATCTGTGAACTCTTCCACAGTGGTAGAAACTTCTTTAGTTACATTTTTACTGTTGGACTGTAGATACGGACCGCCGGGAAAATTTCTGGCCTGTACTGTCATAACGGCTGTTGGCGTAGCTTCACTAGAGTTTCTAAAAGTTAAATCTGGTATGATCTTGCTGATAAAGACAAACTTGTCGCCCTCACCTATAGTCATTTGGCTGCTTTCAATATGTGCAACAATTGGGCTAACAGGATTAGTGCTACCATCATCAAACCCGAACTCATGTGTATAAAGGTAGTTATCATCACCAGCGGCTGTTGGGTTAGAATCAATACCTCTATCCTGCCAAAATGTTCGGCTTAGATTGCCAAAATACCAAATATTTTGACCATAATTATACACAACATATCTGTCGTTATCTGGACTTGTTGATGAAGGATAAAACCACCAAACTTCTGTAAAGGCAGTATTTGATCCTGCACAAACCTTTTCACGTTGAGCATCATTAAAATCATTAAACACGTAATCTTTTACAGAACATGGAATTACTTTAACCCCACCATCATAAACATAAAACTCTGATAGCCCCATCCAAAACACTGAATCTTCAATGCTAACAGTCGAGAAAGAACCAGCAACAGTGATATTGCTTGAAACCATATTTACGCCATAAGTAAGTGGCGGTCCTAAAAATTGCAGGGAATAAACAGACGTATCTGTTAAAACAATAATTTGTTGTTTTGTTTCAACGGCAGTTACTATTTCAGAGCCAGAACCTAGCACTAAATCTCCCGCAGAGTTTGTTTCTTCTGTTTTCCAAACAATTAGACTTTCAGCCCTACTGTTTACAACAGAGCTAAATCTAATTAGCATTGGGTCTTGAGTCCCAATATTTGTTTCTGGATCACACCCAAATACTATTGTGTGCGCAGCTTGATCTGAAACCATAACTTGCTTTGCCACAGTTGGCGCGAAGCCATCTGTGCCTGCCAAACTAGATAAAGGGACCGCTCTTGATGTAAGGCCAGAATCATAATCCCAATAATAAATATTTCCATTATTTGCGTTTATAAGAAGACTTTGACCAAAGTTGTCTTGCGTCCAACTTCCCAACGCCTGTCCCGCAGCACTAATACTAGCAGATGAATCCCAAGTTCCGCGACTCCAACTACCCGCCCCCCAGCCAGTACCAAATACAGAAGTGTCCAGACCAGCGGTTAAAAGATATGTTGCGGTTACAGTTCCACCGCCGTTTGTATCTGAAGATGTAGAGTAAACGTTTGTAGGGTTTAAGCCGCCAGAAACAGTAATAGATTGTATTGTAGATACTGTTCTGGCCTCAACTTGGTAGTTGCTGCCATCTATAACCGCCGTTATTTCATATTCTTGATTTAAAACATTGGCTACAATATTGCCGCCTAAAGAAGTTGCGTTGGAAAATATTACAAAATCTCCGGGTGAAGCCAAGTGATCTGCATCTGTGACTTTAAACGTACAGCTAGAAACAGATGCGTTACCCGCATGCGTTGCTGCTGTGGTCCCATCTTGCCCCCTAGAGCAGCCTGTAAGAGTGTCAGCGGACGTTCCTGTATAGGTTATAACTTCGGAACCTATTTTAATTCTTCCAGAAGGCGCAAATGCTGTTGCTGCTGAATTGCTTGTAAGACGAATAACTGTATCAGTTGGTAAAACTTGTGTGTTATGAAGCGTTGTGCTTCTAGCAGTAAACGGGTTTGTAAGCGTATCTGTTCTGTCTATAGGTGTAATGTCATGGAATGTTTCACCGTTATTTATGTAAAACTTTCTGTTGGTTCCTATGCCTAATAATTTAGTGCCATCAAGTGCGACCCAAGAATGCAAAGACCTACACGTTCCTATAAACGCTTCGTTTGACCTTTTTACCCAACCACCAATTTTTTCTGGAAAACCAGCGCGAAAACGCACTTTATCACCATCGAACCAACCACCTTCATTGCTGTAAGATGTAGTTTCTTTATTGACTCCTGACCTAAATTTTAGCTTGCTTAACGCCATAGAACACCTTCGATTTAGCCAGTTCTTTCAGGCACTTTACAATATTTAATACCATCTGGCTACACGGTATCTATCAGCTAGGCTCAACGGGCCATGTTACGTTTGTAGGAAACCCAGATTGTGCGGGTACGTCACGCAGTGCTTGTCTGTACGTGCGCCAATCATCAGGTATATAGTCAGGCCAAACCTTGCTGTCAGATTCTATTAGTAGTTCGTCACGCTGCGCCCGTACTTGAGTTGCGCTTGCAGCCACTGGGTCAGATTGAAAGTTAGGCCAGTTTGACATGTCTTCTGCATCATCAAACACTGCGCCATCGCCTGTCGTTTTGTTGTACCAAACCTTAGACATGATAAACCCTCACATTTCCTGCTGCACCTGTGCCACCAGCATTGCTGGAGTTTGTTGACCCACCACCGCCACCTCCCGGCGCAGACCCGTCTGTTCCTGTTGATGCCACTGCACCACCTGCCCCAGAAAACTCACTGGTTCCCGGAGAAGAAATAATAGTACCCGTGCCTTTATATGCACCTCCATTACCTCCCCCAAACAAACTATGCTCAACACTACGATTACTTCCTTGGTAGGTTTTTCCAGCGGCATAGTATACATTAACAACCCCACTTGGCAAAACGGAGGAGCTACTAAAAATACTCCCCGACTGGGTTGTTGCAACTAACGTAAAATCATCACCAGCGGTATCAATAACGTCTGTAGAACCCGAAGTTATTTCAAAGACTCTATCTGATGTAGTGTTTGAAGCACCTGCAGTTGAAAATACTAAACTTCCATTTGCTGATGTAAGGGTAAATGTTGAAGCATTTGGAGTGGTGCCGTTATAATTGTTAGTGCCGCCAGCATTCCCGGCTTTAGCGGCCCCAATAACATACGCTCCACCATTAAATACGCTGGCTTTACCGTAGAGAAGTGTTGCAGCCCCTCCATCCCCCCCATTACTATCGGCGCTATCTTTGCTGCCGCCCCCGCCACCAGAGCCTAGCAAATAAATCCAAACATAATCATCGTCAGCCAAAGACCCTTTGCTCCATGTACCTGACGAAGTGTAAGTGTTTGTTGGCGATGACCAATCTGTCGGAAACACAACTGCCGATGCACCAGATGCAGCCCAAGATAGGTCGTTAGCACCTGCGGTTAAAACATAGCCTGACGTACCTTTAGCCAACGCTGCAGCCACACCTGATGAGTTGCCTACTTGTATAGCACCCCTAGCCAACGCGCCCGTTACACTACCAGCAACAGAAAGATTTGTACTACCGTCCGATACCGTAGCTACCGTAGCGTTAGCACCGTTTTTAATTACAACGTCTGTGCTGCTACCATCGCCCTTTAGGATAAGGCCGTCAGCCGTGGTGTTGGTAATCGAACCCGTCGAGAACCCTGCTAAATCTCTGGCTTTGGTCATAGTTATTCTCCGTTAGGGTCTAGCGGTACAAATGTTGGGTCAATTAAGTTTGCAGGATAATTTTCATTAGAGGGTAAATCACGCAAAGCCTGTCGATATGTTGCCCAATTCGTAGACATTGTTGGCGTATCGCCTAAAGCCATAAAATCACTTTCACACAACTTCAAGTTACGCCAAACCACAAAAGCTGCTTGTAATGTGCTGTATTCAGGGTGTCTTGGATGCCAATCCCAAAAAGGAACTAGTGTTTCTGGTACATACATATCTTATCCCCCATTACCATCAGCGGTTACAAATACTTTAGTTGCAGATAGGGCATACCCCAACCGCTTGCCCCCTCCAAATTGACTTTCACCCACATTAAGACTGCTAAATCCAGAAACCACACTGCCAGCCTGTGCAACCGTTATAGTGGCTCCACTTGATGCGCTTGAAGAACTATCATGTATGCCAATAGGATTTAATCCGCTGCCGTTGTTTGCTACATTGATAGTCTGAGCAACTATCTGAGTATCCTGTGCAGAGTTGATGAACTTATTCGTGCCTAGTGTAAACAAAAAGTTTCTTCCAGTGTCATATGTTACAAAATCTCCCCCTTGAGGATAGATAATAGTAGTGTCAGAAGACACTTCATTTAAAAGGCAGGAAACTAACGCCCCAACGTCAGTTTCGTCGTAAATCATTTTTATAACTGCTACGTTGGCCCGAACACTATCGCTACTCATAGTATTTCCCGGTTTATAAAGTATATAAGCTGTTCCGTTACTATCAAAATTAACCGCAGCCGTTGTCATTGCATTGTAGGTAGAAATTAAAGAAGTGCTTAAAGTATCGCCATTTTGTTTTGTTTCCACAAGTTTGACAACCTTGGTTTTAAGGTTTGAAATACTTCCACTTCCAACAGTCATTTCATAAAAACTAACATATACTCCCGCTGATGTGTTGATCCCAATGCCCCAAAGTTTTGTGCTGGTCAAGTTATACCATGCAATTTGAGGAAAACTTTGTAGCCCCCCATTAGGGTGCCCACCAACACCTATAGGCCCAAGAGCATACCCTACTTGAGTGGGTGTAGTGCCACTCACAGTAAATAGGTAAAT